GTTATTCCATGAATCGCTTGAAGTGGTGGGTGTGAATGCCCCGGTAGGTGATTGTTTATTTGAAGAAGCTAAGCTGCTTGGCATCCCTACTTTTGATCAGCATGGAATCGTTGACGAAGGCGATGTTCCATATTGTGATTTGATTGTTTGTGCTCACTCATTCGATTACGTTGCAATGGCAGCCCTGAATAAGGCCAGTTTCGGGGGCATTGGCTACCATCCTTCTTTATTACCCAAGTTAAAGGGAAGAAACGCTGTGAAGCGGGCAATTGAACTTGGATTGAAAGAAACTGGAGGTTCGATCTATACCCTGACAGACAAATGGGATGCGGGCCGTGTGATTTATCAGGAAAAAGTAGCAATTCCGAATGGGGCTACCCCGCTTTCACTTTGGGTGGAGCTTTTGGCGCCTATGGGGTTGAAGCTATTCAGAAAACTGATTGAGAATCTCACCCTTTTTGGCCCTATGTGGTGTGAAAAGTTCATAAAAGCATATTACGCGGATCCTTTAGATGAACCGGATTACCGATTAGTAGAGGCTTTCAGTAAGGTGGAATAGGCATGAGAGGTAGAAAACCAATTCCCACAAAGTTAAAAAAGTTGGCAGGCAACCCTGGCCATCGACCTCTAAACGTATCAGAGCCACAGCCTGATCGAGATATTCCACGCTGCCCATCTCATTTAGATAAGACTGCAAAAACCATGTGGAGAAAACTTACCAAAGAGTTATATGATTCTGGAATTCTTACCAGAATCGATGCAGAAATCCTGGCTGCTTATTGTCAGGTTTATAGTCGTTGGAAGAACGCTGAGTTGATGCTTCAAAAAAGCGGGGAAGTAATAAAAACCACGAATGGGAATCTGATTCAGAATCCATACCTCGCAATTGCTAACCGGGCAATTGAGCAAATGGCAAAGCTAGCCGGTGAATATGGAATGACACCCAGTTCGCGGTCAAGAATCAAGGTTGAAGAACCAGACAAACCGGATGAGCTTGATAAACTGCAGTCCTTATTTGGCCAAAATGTAAAGGTAGGCAAGAATGGTTGACCAATATCCTGCCCAGTTAATCGTTGATCAATACATTTCGGATGTAAAAAAAGCCAAAATCCCGGTGTGTAAATGGGTTAAATTGTGTGTTGAACGCCATTTGAAAGATCTTGAAACAGGCCATGAGCGAGGATTAGTTTTCGATCCTGCAGCTGCACAACTTGCGATTTCTTTCTTTAGCTTGTTGAAACACTCGAAAGGCGAATGGGCAGGCCAGACAATCATTCTTGAACCCTGGCAGCAGTTTGTTTTGTGGATTCTGTTTGGTTGGAAGAAAGTGGTCGATGGCCAACTTGTTAGGCGTTTCAACATTTCATACCTTGAAGTGGCCAGAAAAAATGGAAAGTCTACTCTTGCAGCTGGTGTAGGTATTTATTTGATGGTAGCAGATGGGGAACCAGGTGCCGAAGTTTACTCAGCAGCCACGAAAAAAGACCAGGCAAGAATCACCCATTCAGAAGCTACAAGGATGGTTAAAAGCTCCCCTGCATTGAGAAAGAGATTGACCGTTTTCAGGGATAACATCCACATAAAAGATACCGCCAGTAAATTTGAGCCGTTGGGGCGTGACACAGACAGCATGGATGGCTTGAATATTCATGGAGCAATCATTGACGAACTGCATGCTCATAAAACTCGAGATATGGTTGATATTTTAGAAACTGCCCAAGGCTCCAGGCGGCAACCTTTACAGTTTGAAATTACGACCGCAGGATTTGACCGGGAATCGATCTGTTACCAGCACCACGAATATACAGAAAAAGTATTGGAAGGAACAATCCAGGATGATACCTGGTTCGGAATCATTTTCTCAATAGATAAAGACGATGACTGGGAAGATCCAAACACCTGGTTGAAGTCGAATCCTAATCTTGGAATCAGTAAGAAATTTGAGTACATGCGAGACCAGGCTGCCAAGGCGAAAGAAATGCCGAGCAAACTAAACGCTTTCTTGCGGTTGGACCTGGATGTTTGGACACAATCGGAAACGAAATGGATACCCCTTGAGCACTGGCTTGCCTGTGGAAAAATGGTCGATCCGGTTGGTATGCGGGGAAGAAGCATTTATGCCGGTTTAGACCTTTCCAGTACAACGGATATCAGCGCTTTAATTCTCGTTGCCCCACCACAGATCGGTGAGGATGAGCTTCAAGTTTTATGCCGATTCTGGATCCCAGAAGAATCAATGCACTTAAGATCCAAACGGGATCGAGTACCTTATGACGCCTGGGTAAGGCAGGGGTATATCACCGCAACCCCAGGAAATGTGATTGATTACGATTATATTCTCAGCCAAATTGATGAAGATGCGCAGACATACGATTTACAGGAAATCGCATTTGACCGTTGGGGAGCTACCAGAATCGTTCAATCGATCGAAGATATGGGTTTGACCTGCGTGCAATTTGGACAGGGTTTCGCTTCCATGAGCCCACCCATGAAAGAATTAGAGAAGCTGATCCTCAGTCACAAATTAGCTCATGGAAATAACCCGGTGTTGAACTGGATGGCGGACAACCTGGTGGCCGCTGTGGATCCCGCTGGCAATATAAAACCGGATAAACAACGGTCGATTGAGAAAATCGATGGAATGGTAGGGCTCATTATGGCCCTTGACCGGGTTGTCAGACACAAGGGGATTGTTGATTTGAGCGAAGAGATTCTCTCGGATGATTGGGGTATGTGATCGATGGCGAAGTATATGGATGATTTGTTGGTCTTATTAGGGGCTGGGTTGATCACGACCGGTTTTTATTTTGTGATGCCGGTTCTGGCTTTGTTTTCTGCAGGGATCTTTCTGATTGTTTTTGGTTTGATATTTGGTTTTGGCCAGAGTGGCCAACAGGATAGGTATAAAGAATGATAATTAAAAATTTATTCCGGTCACGAAATGAAGCGATCCCCGCTCCTCCAGCTGCTGTTACCCCAAAACTTCAGCCGGAATATATGAGCCCATTTGGTATTTATACCGATTCCGGGATCCGGGTTAACGCAGAAACAGCCAAGCGAATCGCAACCGCGTACCGTTGCGGGAATATTCTCTCGGATGATATTGCCTCGATGCCGTTTCAGGTTTTCCAAAAAATAGGCAGGCAGATTGAGCAAATCGCGCCTGATTCGGTAATCAGAAACATGGCTTACCTGGTGGAAGTACAACCGAATCGCTGGATGACCCCGTTTATTTTCAAAAAGACAGTCATTTCCTGGCTGATTTTTTGGGGCAATGCCTATATTTGGGAACCTGCGCAGAGCTTCCGGGAATTGTTTATTTTAGAGTCTGATAAAACTTACCCGGTTTTTGATGAATCTGGCAATCTTTGGTACCGTACCAGGTTGCCAAGTGGGGAAGAATTCATTATTCCCTGGGTGGAAATCACTCATTTGATGATCAATTCCACGGATGGACTGGTGGGTAGGAGCGTAATTACCTATGCAGCCGACACAATGGGGCGGCAATTGGGGGCGCATGAAACCCAGAATAAGATTACCGGAGCCGGTTTGAATCCCGCTGCCCTTTTGTGGGTGGATGGTTCGCTCAATTCGGAAGCACGCAAAAAGATCAAAGATGAGTACACCTATCAAATAAAAGGATCTGCGAATGCCGGGGGTGTGGCTGTTTTCGATAATAAGATTGCGAAATTTGAAGCGGTCACCATGAAACCGAGCGACGCCCAGTTCCTGGAGACGATCAATGCCACGGATGCTGAGATTGCTAATTTCTTTGGGATGCCTTTATATAAGCTAAACATGGGCAAGCAGAGCTACCAGAGCAATGAGCAACAGAATCTGGATTATCTGCGCACCACGCTGAATCCCTACCTGGTGCAATGGGAACAGGTGGCACGAATCAGATGGTTGAAACGAGATGAGCAGGATCGAATGTATTTCAAATTCATTCGGGAAGCCATTTTACAAACGGACGCCAAGACAAGATCTGAAGTGATGAAGAATCGCATCCTTTCCGGGCAAATGACGCCCAATGAAGGCCGTCAGATTGAGGATTTGAGCGCTTATTATGGTGGGGATTCGTATTATTTCCCGTCCAATATGGCCGTTATCCAGGAGGATGGTACCTTGCTGGCAGCGTCCGGAGTTACGAAACAGAATGGAGGTGAAGATGAACGAGCCTTTGAGAATAATTGAAGGTAGTGCCAGCCCGTTTGAACCGTTCTGGCGGGTGGTAGATGCAGCTGAATCGGAGAGTGGAGAAGCTGAAATTGAGTTTTACGGCTATATATCCGAATATTCCTGGTGGGATGATGAAATTACACCTGCCAAATTCAAAGCTGATTTATATAACCTTGGGAAAGGCGGGCCTGTCACAATCCGGATCCATTCCGGGGGTGGGGATGTTTACGCAGCCAGCGCTATTCGATCGATGATCATCGATTACCCGGGCAAAGTGACAACCCGGATCGATGGATTATGCGCCAGTGCAGCTACCTATATAGCGATGGCCGGTGACCAGGTGAGAATGCAGGACAGCGCGTTTTTCATGATCCATAACCCGTGGATGATTACCTGGGGTGATGAAGGCGAGCTGAAAAAAGCGGCTGAATTTTTAGGGACCATCAAAAAAGGGATCGTGGAGACCTACCAAAACAAAACGCAGCTGAGTGATGAAAAGATCTCTGAAATGATGGATGAAGAAACATGGATGACTGCCAAAGAAGCCAAAGAACTTGGTTTTGTGGATGAAGTGATCAGTGGCCGGGCCAAGATCTTTGATTCGTTGAAAAATGCAGCTGTGCTGAACATATTAAAAAATTATTCGAATGTACCACCAGAGATACTGGTATCCAGCGAAAAGCCAGAACCAACGGTGTTGACAGAAAACCTTACAGAGGACAAATCTGTTGAGGTGCTACTCGGGCAGGGGGGGATTCAGGAAGCTGAACGCCTGCGCGATTACATAAAAATTTTTAGATAAGGAGTGACAATGATTGACCTAAAGACCTATTTTGATGCCGCTCGATCAGCGGATGAGAATGTGCAAAAGATTATGAACGATATCCATGCACATTTTGAAGATGGTACGGATGAAGGCAAACAGGCGGCTCTGGATCTGCGCCCGACGCTGGACGAGGCGAAAGCCAAAGCTGAAGAAGCTAACAAACTGTACCTTTCAATGCGGGATGCTGCAGCGGTTGATTCACAAGCAGCCAAAGATTTTGTTCCCGTGAATAATAACCTGCCGCGAGTGGAAAACAAGCGGGAGATGAAGCGTGGAGATTTCCTCGCGCTTGATGCCAGCGCCAGAATGGAGTTTATTAAGGGCGGTGGAAATGTCCTGGATGAGGACGAGGAGTAAGAAATGCCTAATACTTTGACCGGGCTTGTGCCCACAATCTATGAAGCGCTGGATGTTATCTCGCGCGAATTAGTTGGTTTTATTCCTGCTGTAGGCAGGAATGTGGAAGCCGGAAGGGCTGCCGTTGGGCAAACCATTGTCTGGCCGGTGTTACCCGCTGGCGCTGCGAGCGATATTTCACCCGCTGCTACCGGGCCTGCCGGGAGTGATACTGCAGTTGGCGCTCCCAGTGTCACCATTTCAAAAAGCAAATCAGTTACCTTTTACCTGACCGGTGAAGAGCTGAAAGGCTTGAAAAGTGGTGTGGGGGATCAGGTCATTATTCGCAATGCATTTGCGCAGGCAATGCGCACTCTTGGGAATTTGATCGAGATTGATCTGGCCACCGTTGCTAAAACCGGAGCTTCCCGTGCTTATGGCACTGCCGGAAATGTTCCTTTTGCCACCGCTGGTGACCTGACCGACCTGGCCCAAGTCATGAAGATCCTGGATGATAACGGTGCCCCGATTGGTGGCCGCCATCTGGTTCTTAACACTGCAGCGCTTGCCAGCTTACGCGGTAAGCAATCTGTCGTGCTGGCAGAAGCCGGATCTCAGGAAATGCTGCGCCAGGGTGCCCTGGGCATGATTCAGGGCGCGAAATTGCATGCTTCTGGTGGAATCAGCCTGCATACCAAAGGCACTGGCGCCAGTTATGTGACCAGTGGCTCCACTGCTGCCGGTGTAACCGATATTGCCCTGGTGACCGGTACCGGAACCGTGCTGGCCGGTGATGTGGTGACATTTGCCGCTGACAGTGTCAACAAACATGTCATCAATACTGGTGTAGCTGCGCCTGGAACCATTTCATTGGGTAAACCTGGTGCCCGTATGACCATCCCAACCGCAAATGCCATGACCATTGGCAACAACTACACCCCGAACATGCTGTTCAGCGAAGATGCTCTCTTCCTGGCTGCGCGTGTGCCAGCTGTTCCGGATGGTGGAGACTCTGCAGATGATGCGATGATTGTTCAGGATCCCGTTTCAGGATTGCCATTTGAAGTGCGCATGTACCGCCAGTATCGCCGGGTAGCCTACGAAGTGGGTATTGCCTGGGGTTACACTGCCGTAAAGAGCGAGCACATCGCCATTTTATTGAGCTAATTGTTACCCTTAGTTATTACTCCCCCTCTTGAGAGATAGGGGGGGAGATGGAGGAAATCCGGAGGATAAGTATGATGAACTTTTTTATCAGTGTTGAAAAGGATGGTACGGTTTTGGAAATTCATCCCACCACGTTGAAAGCACACATGGCGGCCGGATGGGTTGAGAAAAAATCGGATAAGGCTCAGAAAGTTGAGATTGAGAAAATTGAAGAACCTCAACCTGAATCTAAACCTGTTCCACCCCCACAAGGGGGGGTGCTACCAAAATCCAAGAAATGAGGTGATCAATGGCATTGAAATTTTCTGTAGCGGTGAGAAACGCTGAGCTGGATGCGATTGAAACGGCGATTGGCGTCAGTGCTGTATTAAAAATCAGGACAGGAGCACCACCCACGAATATTGCTGATGTAGATTCAGGTACCGTTTTGGCTACTATGACGCTGCCCAGTGATTGGATGGCAGCAGCATCGAATGGATCGAAGGCGAAATCGGGCACCTGGGAAGACCCTGCCGGGGATGCGGATGGAAGTGCCGGACATTTCCGGATTTATGCCAGTAATGGTACGACCCAGCACATGCAGGGAACCGTATCCGGATCCGGCGGTGGTGGCGACATGGAATTGAGCAATGTGAATATTGCCACCGGGCAGCCTGTGACGATTACCGGATTTACTTTGAACGCCGGGAACGCTTAAGCTGAGGTGAAATGACACAGTATGCCAGACCGGATGGAGATATTACCAGAACCGGAGTTGGTGGGGGATCCTACGCAGATATTGACGAGGTAAGCCCTTCCGATTCTGATTTTATCTATGGATCAGAGAACACTGCGGTGACATTCGAGTGTTCTCTTTCCGACCCCAATGCGCCATCCGTTGACACTGATCATGTGGTCCGTTACCGGGTGGTGAAATTGAACGACACGACTCCGGATGGTGCTGGCAATGCTGTGTATGTGACTGCATACCTGTATCAGGGATCCACTTTGATTGCCACTGATGCGCAGCGAACATTGACAGGTACCTGGACGCAATATGACTGGGCTGTGCCCAGCGCGAGTATTGCCAATATTACTGATTACTCAGATTTGAGGTTGCGGTTCTATTCTCCCGCGTCCGGAGGGAGTGCAAGCACCAGGCGGGCAATGGGTCTTTCCTGGGCGGTGTTGGAAATGCCAGACGGGGTTGTTACGATAACAGGCAGCCTTAACAAAAATCTGGATGGTGTCTCGATTTCAGCAGCTGGTGAATTGCCGGTTAGTGGTGCTCTGAATAAGAGTGTGGATGCGGTCTCTATTTCCGCTGCTGGTGGTTTATCCGTCAGCGGGGTTTTATCCAAAAATCTGGATTATGTTTCGATCGTTGCCAGTGGTACGGCAGGAAATGAAGCAAGCGAAGGTAGTTTAAATAAAACACTGGATACTGTAGGAATTAGCGCATCTGGCAGTGTAAGCTTATCCGGAGTGCTGGTTGAAGATCTGGGTAGTGTCAGCATAAGCGCCTATGGAATTTTAGCGATCGATGGCAGCCTGAATGAGAGCCTGGATAATGCTGTTTTAACAGCTGATGGTTTTCTGCCGGTCAGCGGGGCTTTGAATCAATCGATATCGAATGTTTCGGTCTCTGCAAGTGGGTCGGTTGGGGATGTAGCGGTTGAAGGTGTATTAAATAAAGGCCTGGATAATGCCAGTCTGGCAGCAGCCGGAGCGGTGAATTTATCCGGATACCTAGGCGCGAATCTGGATGACGCCAGTATTACTACAACCGGAGCGGTGCAGCTGTTCGGCTCCACGACCATCATCCTGGCGGACGTTAGTTTATATTCCTATGGTTTAACTGAAATTTCTGGTTTCTTGAACAAAACTCTGGAAGAAACCTCTCTAACTTCCAGAGGTCGGATCGCCGGGAATATATCAAAAATGAGGCCACTTAATCGGGGAGTTGAAAGTACGGTATCAAAAAGGATGGAGGTAGGGTAGGATGAGTGCGTATTTGCGACAAAGCACAGAGCACCTGGCCATGTTTGTGATGGTGGATGATAACGGTTTGGAAGTGATTGGGCTAGGATCGGTTCTGACCGTGGAGATCTCCAAAAATGGGGGTGCTTTTACAGCGGGATCCGGAGTGAAAAGCGAAATTGGATCAGGCTGGTATAGCTACCTCCTCTCCAGCAGTGAAACGGACACCGAAGGACCGCTGGCGATCCGCGTGACGGCTGTTGGTTGTGTGCAGCAGAATCTACTTTTTGAGGTGTTGCCAGCTGCGTTGTTACCGGTTTATGATGGTCCTTACATCCTGACTGCTACAGAAGCGGCCAATGTGCTACGCTGCGCGGTGGATGACCCTTACATGCTCGATCTTTTACCCCAGGTGGATGCGTATATTGTGCACGCCACAGGATATAACTGGGCGAATGACAGTGTGATTCGACTGGAAGCCAAGAACGCTGCCAGAATGCTGTTGACAATGTGGCACGAGAATCCGGGGATGGTGGCCGGTGGAGTGAGTCCGCTGCAGTTTGGGCTTATGGCTGCCCTGGTGCAGCTGGAAAGCATTGCATTACGGTATAAGACGTTCAGAGGATCGAGCGGAGCCGGATATATCTCAATTTCTGGGCTGGAGGTAGGGGACAGTGTGGAATCACTGGTGGGGATCATCGGTTTGAGTGGAGATCAATCGGCCAGCTTTGAGAGTGTGATCAGCGTGAATGGTTACCTGAGGCAGCTGAGCGGTTCTGATCTATCCGATAAGTGGTTTCGGGTTTGTATTCTTAAACCCGGGGAGCTGTAGGCATGCGAATCAATGAGAAACCAACCAACCCGGGAGAGCTGAATATCAAAATCAGCCTGTTTCAGCCAACTGTTATCACTGATGCCGGTGGTGCTCAGATGTTGGATAAAGGCTCGAAAATTGCGGACGTGTGGGCAAAGTGGGTGAATGCGCATGGATCCGAAGTTTGGACTGCCGATATGGCTGGAGTAAAAAATTCAGCTACTGTGATGATCCGATGGAGATCGGACGTTGATGAAACCTGTCTGGTTGAAAAAGGTGATCGGCTTTTCGAAATTGTGAGTATGGATAACATCCGCGAACGGAATGAGTATATCGAATTGAAAGTTAAACGGATTGTGAAGGGATAGGGCTACGACCCGAAGGGCATAATATGGCAACCAAAACTTACCTATCTACAAAAGGATTTGACGAATACCTGGAGAAAATTGCAGCTGCAGGCCGTGATATCGACAAATCTGCTCAAAAGGCATTGTTGGCCGGGGCGGAGGTCGCACAGCAAGGCATGAAACGCAGAGTCCGCAAGGATAAACATAACCTAGAGAATCATATCCAGATTGATGGTCCACATCAGGAAGGGAATTATTCCTTTGTTGATGTGGGAGTGATCCATAAAAAAGAATTTACCGATGCTGAAACCGCCCGTTATGCCAATGCCCAGGAATATGGCACCAGCAGTATGCCTGCTCAGCCGTACATCCGCACTACTATGAGTGGTGACGCTTCAAAAATTAGAAAGGCGATGAAACAAAGCCTGGAAGAGGATGGAAAAATATGAGTATCCCGGGGATGAGTATCTGGGAACGAGTGAAATCAGCTTTGAGCTCATTGTCCATCTCTGTGGTACAAAGCGTTTATGTACCAGTTACAGGAGGGAATTATCCGGATGCATTTATTGTTTATTTTTTAGTGAACGCTCCTCCGGATCAGCATGCTGACAATGTGGAGAAATTGACTGAGTACGAAGTCCAGGTGAGTTTTTACAACAAAGCTGGACTTGCGAATATGCCGGATATTGACGGCATGATGAAAGCGGCCGGTTTTACAGCCGGAAACCGAACAGAACTCCCTTATAACCAAGCGACCAGGCATTTCGGTCTGGCGATGGAATTTAGTTACTTAGAAGAAAGGATTTAAGACAATGCCAAATTCAGGTGAATATAAAAGTGTTGTCGGGTTGGATGAGGTGCATGTCGCTCTGGTTACCCAGGACGATTCCAGCGGTTATGTGGCTGACACACCGGAGGATTTTGCTCCGGCAATTGAAGCGACTGCAGAGCCCAGCACCTCCCAGGATACCCAGTATGCAGATAACCAACCGTTTGATGTTTTGACCGCGGAAGGGGAGACGAAAGTTACATTGACGACCACCAACATCCCAATTCAGGTGCTGGCCAAGTACCTGGGAAAGGCTTTTGATACCGTATCAGGCAGGATGTTTGATACCGGTGCGGATGCAACCCCTCCGGATGCTGCGCTGAGTTTCCGATCGATGAAATCAAATGGCAGTTATCGTTATGTCCAATATCTGAAAGGTAAGTTTTCGGTTCCCAAAGATGAGGCGGCCACGGTTGCGGAAAAAAAGGATCCAAAGCCTTCCCAAATCGTTTTCACTGCAGTTAATACGATTTACAAGTTTGATGTTGGATTGGCTGAAAACAAATCGGTGAAACGGATCATCGGGGATGAAGACAGTTTGAATTTTGTTGGTACTACCTGGTTTAGCCAGGTGCAGACCCCGAGTATTGTGGCTCCCAGCGCTCTGGCGTTGAGCTCGAGTGTTCCAACTGACGGTGCCAGTGGTATTTCGGTGAGTGCTAATCAAACGCTAACTTTCAATAATGCATTGAAAGACTCTGCCATCAATGGAATTACCCTGGTGAAATCCACTGATGGATCTATGGTTGCCAGCGCGATCAGTCTGGACGCGACCAAGAAGATCTTTACGGTTGACCCGAACGCTAATCTTACCGCCGCGACCAAGTACTATCTGGTTTATGCCGTTGAGGATATTCACGGCCAGACCCTGAACGGGGCTGTGGACTTCACGACTGCGTAGTTTATACCATACCCGAAGGGGTATGCTATTTCCTCCTCCTAAAGGGCAAAGCATTCCAAAAAAATGCTTTGCCCCTACAGCTGGATGAAAAAAATTAAAAAGGAGAAGGAAAAATGCAAGAGAAAAAGACACCGATTACGATCACATTGTACGATCCGGAGACGGACGAAGAGAAAGCGACGTATTCCCGGGCGTTTATTCCCTGGGAGATTTTGAAAGCAGCCATCCGGTTGATTCCAAAAATTGAAAATAAGGACGTGGTGAACCTGGATGAAGGAATCATCGACGAGCTGGCCGGTTTGGTGGCTGAGGCGTTTGGGAATAAATTCTCGGCGCAGGAAGCCAGCCAGGGCGCTGATCTGGATGAGATGAGCGCGGTATTGATGAATATTGTGGCACGGGCGAGCAGCCTTATGCCACAAGGGCATGGTATGCCCCAAGACAGAAAAAACCCTACCAGGCCGGGATAAGCCCGGCCGAGAAAGAAAAGAAACGCGGTGATTGGGTGATTAATCTGGAGATCTCTTTGATCAAAGCCTTTGGTTGGAGCCTGGCTGACATTGACCGGACTTCGATTGAAAGCCTGATCCCGTTTGTGATGCAGTTGTCGGACTCCAACGCGAGCGAACACAGGAAGTTTATTGATGAAGTGGATGGTTTTTAGGTTTTAGGCTTGAGTATTGAGGATTGAGGAAAAAATGACTGAGGATCTGAGCGGAAAAGTAGGACTGGATACCACTGATTTTAAGACTGGGATTACTTCCATGAATCGGGAAATCCGGGTTATTGAGAGTGGTTTTCGCGCGTCTTCTGCTGCCCTGGGGGATTGGGGAAAAACCGCAGATGGATTAGAGATGCGTGTCAAAGCGCTGACCGGTCAGATGGATGTGCAGCAAAAAAAGGTTGCTGCCACTCGGCTGGAATATGAACGGATTGCTAAGGAAAAAGGAGAAACATCCAGAGCTGCTCAGGAACTGCAGATAAAGTTAAATAAAGAGAATGAAACCCTCAACAAGATGGAATCGGAGTTGAAGGGATCCAAAAAAGCTCTGGATGAAATGGGGGATGAATCCAAGGACACGGGCGAGAAGGTTGAGGATCTAGGAAAGAAGGAAGATCAGACCAGAGAGAAAACCGATAAGTTTTCGAAAGTCATGGGTGGTTTGGGTGGTGCTTTGAAGGCTGGTGGTGTGGCCGTAGCTGGTTTGGCAGCGGCTGTTGCCGGAGTTGGTGCTGCCATAACAGGTCTGGTTTTGAAGTCAGCGGATGCAGCCGGCGAGCTTGTGGATATGAGTCTGAAGACAGGATTTACAACCACACAGCTGCAGGAAATGGCTTATGTTGGCGAGCAGGTGGGGACGAGTCAGGATGTGATTGCCAAGAGCCTGGCGAAATTGACGAAAGGCATGGGGGAAGCGGGAGACGGGGTTGAAAGCTACCAGGAGATTTTTGACAAGCTGGGGGTCACTGCAACCAACACGGATGGATCCCTGCGAGAATCTCAGGTTGTGTTCGGGGAAGTGATCGATGCCTTAGGTGGCATTGAAAACGAAACCGAGCGGGATGTGATTGCGTTGGAACTGTTTGGCAAGTCGGCGATGGAGCTCAACCCGTTGATCAAAGCCGGAGCGGATGAAATTGGCCGGTTGACCAATGAAGCTCATAGTGTTGGGGCTGTCATGGGGGAAGACGCGGTTTATGGGCTGGAAGCATTTGGGGATCAGCTGGCAGGTTTGAAGATGGGACTGCAGGGAGCTCTGGGAACGTTGGCCACAGCATTTCTACCGGCTTTCTCGGGTATTGCCGGGAATCTGCAGGGATATTTGAGCCAGTTTGCCACGATTGTGAGTGATTCAGGAGGTGATCTGGGAGCAGCAGCTGGTGGCATAGGCGGGTTGCTCGGGACCATGATTGGGGATGTGGCTGCCAAGGCTCCGGAGATGTTGGAAGCCGGGTTGGGGGTGTTGCAGGGAATCATCAATGCGATTGTGACCCAGATTCCGGTGCTTATTCCTGCAGTAGTTCAGATTCTCTCCAGTCTGGTTGGATTTCTGATCCAGAACATCCCGATTCTGATGAAGGCGGCGATCGAAATTATTATGGCGCTGGTGAATGGGATCCTTCCTCAGCTGCCGATGCTGATTACAGCAGCAATTGAAATTATTGTGGCATTAGCCAATGGCATTGCTGAGGCCGTTCCGCAGCTGTTGCCGGTGATTGCGGAGATCATTCCGGAAATCATCATTACATTAATTGAGAATCTACCACTTCTAATAGACGCGGCTTTGCAGTTGATCATGGCGATTGTGAATGGTTTGATTGTGGCATTGCCGATTCTGATTGAATATATTCCGGAGATTATCACCGCCATTTTTGATGCTTTGATTGTGGCACTGCCGATGATTGGGGATGCAGCTGTTGAGCTGGTGCTGGCATTGATCCTGGGGATAGGAGGGATGCTGCCACAGATTGGGGACGCGGCTGGAGATATTATTGAAACACTGACCAGGGGATTGATGGATCTATGGGATGATATTCTTACAGTTGGCGAAAATATAGTAAAAGGAATCTGGGAAGGTATTTCAGCTAAGGCAGGCTGGTTGGGGGATCAGGTAAGAGATTTTTTCAGAAACCTTATCCAAGGCTCGAAGGACGAACTAGAGGAGGAGTCCCCATCCAAAGTTTATAAAGAAATTGGTGGAAATATGGCACTTGGTACGGGTATTGGTTTTATTGAGCAATTTAATACCGTATCCAGGCAAATTGAAGGAGCATTTCAGGCTGCGGTAGATTTTCACTCCGGAGTGGTGCCAGCTCTGGCTGGAGTCAGCCCTTCGCAGGGGATGAATAATGGTGGAAATATTTATTTAACTGTACAGGCATCGGTCAATAATGACATGGATATTGAGCGACTGGCTCGAAGACTTGTAAGAACAATCGAACGGAGACGCATATGATGAGATTGATTTTAGAATCGGATGATAGCAGCAAGATCGATCTTCATGAAGATGGATGTGTTTTGCTGGATGGGTACTACCCGGAAACGACTAGCCAGGATGAGCATGTTACCGAAACCATCGAATTAAGAATCAATGGAGCTTATTCAGTGGTCCAGGCGAAACTGAGGGACATCAACCGTATGCTGGTGTATGCCAGTGAGAATACGATCGGGCCGTTTGGGGTGTGGCTGAGGTTTGCCATAAACGACACGGACGATTTATGGAGATCGAGGGTATATGGTGGCCAGATTGATTACGATGGAAAAATGGCTTATTACCTGAAACGTTCGCAGCTAAAGATCGGGTTGATCCTGGAGCGTGATGGCTTCTGGGAAGGACCTGAAGCACAGATCCCACTGACGAATGGGAATGGAACCAATAACACGGCCGGATTGAATGTTTATAACTGCAATGATGGCAGCGGAACCAGCCCGAACAAACGAAATAATTACGTGGAGATTGCGGCCGCTTCTGTGGGGGGTGAATTACCTGCCCCGGTAAGGCTGGAGATGACGAATCAATATGTTTCGGCAAGTAACATGAATCAAATATTTATCGGTTTAAATGTTAACTCAACGCCAGAATTATTCAACCATATGATTGAGGCAGAAAGTGCATCTTATGGTGGTACTGATACAGCAAATTCAAATTATAGCGGTGGAAAATTTAGAACCTTTACATGGGTACCCAGTTACCAGGAATTAATAGCAACCTGGTTACTTGATACAACATTTCTAAATCGAGCCAATAAACGATTCTTCAAGATAATCGCCGGATTTACGAGTTCTATTACTGAAGGAATTCGATTGCAATGCAAAATCAAATATCCAGGGGGGACAGGACTTACTACGGTATTATCGTCACGTGAAATCGTCACAACAACTTATCGGCACCAAGAAATAGGTGAACTGCAAATCCCGCCCTGGCTGTTGAGTAGTGGTGACCTATATCCATTAGACCTTAATCTTTACGCAAAAAAGGCAGGAGGCGGAAGTATTGCCATAGATTACCTACAAATAACTCCTGTCGATGGTTATAGAGTACTCACGTCATTAGGATATGGTGCTGCCAATGGGGTAAGGTTGGTTGATGATGGAATAACAGACCAATTATGGACGGACGGTTGGGCAACTCCCGGAAAAACCGGACATTACACGCCTGTTGGCTCACACTTAAAATTAAAACCTAATAAGACCCAACGTATTTACTTTTTAGTTGATGGCATATTAGGGGACATTGCAATAGATCGATTTATGAGCGTGAAAGCATTTTGCCGCCCCAGGAGGATGGGGTTATGAGTTATCCAGAGGGTAAGAAGTTTAGCGTACGTTTGATGGAAAGGGATTTTACGAATCCAATTATTCTACCACCGGTTAAATTAATCCCGGAACGGTACAGCTGGCACTCGATAGGCGGCCCATTAAGCGCGGATATTTCTGTTAACGCTTTTGGTAATGTTTCCAGAGCAATTTGGGAACTTTTGGAGTATCTTCGATGCCCAATAGAAATATTTGATCACAATCAAATGTGTGTCTGGTGGGGGTTTGTAGATGAAGTTGAAATTAATATTGGATCAGTATTGCTCTCTGTGAGTCTGGATTCTATGTCAAACAGAATTGCAGCGTTATATGAAACTGATACAAAACAGAAAGCTGTCACAAGCTGGGTACAAAACGATGATTCGGTTGGCGTTTATGGCGAGAAGCAACTTTTAATTACCTCTACTTTAACTGGTCAAAGTGCTGCTGAATATTTTCGTAACGAAGTTTTAAATAATTTAAAGAAACCTATTCCCCAAATTTCATTTAATGATGGCAACGGTGAAATTAACGCAAAAATAACTGGTAGAGGCTGGTGGAAAACCCTGGAATGGAAATATTATTCAGCTGCAGCCGGATCCGCCGTTCAAACGACAACCCAGATTGCAAATATCATCGCAGCCAGTGGACAATTTTTTACCGGTACAGAAATCAAAGATAGCAGTGGCTTCTCCATTGATCCTTACCGAGCCGGTGATAATAATGCACTTTTTGAAATAGAAACATTACTGGCAGCTGGTACAAATACGGGTTACCGGTTACTCAGTTCAGTGGGTAGAACAAGGGATTTAATTGTTTACAAAGAACCCGTTTTAAGTTCTTTGAACGACATAGAGCTATTTATGCGTGAAAATGGCCAGGTGGAAAATTATTATGCTAACCGGAATATTTCCAGTTTATGCCCTGTTGGCTTATGGATGAGGTTGAAAGAAGTTATTCCTGGTAGCCTGGATTTGGGGTTGGTTTCAGATCCAACTGTGTTTTTTGTAGAGGAAGCCAGTTACGAAATTGCTACCGAGCGTTATATTCCAATTGCCAGAGGGCAGGGATCTCCTTTCGGAATTGGAACCAAGATAAGCGAAGGCTAATCCAAAGGATAAATTATGGATTCAATAAAAATTGGTGAATTATATTCAAAACTGAAACCTCGAATTTTGGAATCAGTTGGAGTTTGGCAACCATATACGCCTGTTTGGTCCTCCAGTGGAACAAATCCGAATATTGGAAACGGAACAATCATTGGAAGATATTGTGTAATTGGGAAAATGTGTACTGTTGTTGTTAAGTTGAATGCTGGGTCAACCACCACCTTTGGCACAGGAAACTATAAAATCTCTCTACCAGTTCCCGGAAAAGTTATCGAAACAGGATATGCAAATTTAGGTCTGGCTCATATTAGAGACACGACGGTTAAATCATATTTGAGTTTTATTCAAATGGAAGCAGCGAGTGATGCAAATAACACAGCTTATGTGATTGCAATTGTCGCTGGAACAAACAGCTTGTTTTGGACGCCTACATACCCATTTACATTTGGTAATGGGGATTATTTCTGGATGCAAATTAGTTATGAGATCTAATAAAGGAGTAAAAATGAAAAAGGTAAATATAATATCTAAGCTGATAATTGTGGCAACCTTCGTGTCAGTTGCAACCGTTGGGCTGTCTTTGGCCACTCTACCCAATGGACAACCTATTGGTTTTGCAGATGATCATGGTTATTCTGTTTCACCTGTTGATGAATTTGGATCCCTAATTTACTTTAACCGAGAGGAATACTATCCGGGCTACCCCGATCCGGGTTACCCTTCCCCTATTGACTATATTGGATATCCGATCGATTGGTATGGGTATCCAGATCCGGGCTATCCCATTGCGCCAATACCGGGGGAGAAACCATCTGGATACGTAACCAACCCAAATGAGATGGAACCTATCAAGCCGCAATTTGTGAACGGGCGTAATTTGTGGCAGGAGATTATTTTTCAATTTGCGAAACTCCTGGAGAAGATGAAATGATAGAAAGAAAAAAACTTCCAAAAGGAAAAGGCTGGTTTATCTGGCAAATTATGGAGACCTTATCCGGAGACCCCTTGGCGATCGCCAGGTTTGCCAAGGACAATGGATTTGGCCACATATTATTCCATGTTCATAATGGATGGCAGGATGAAATCCAGGTGGATGGGGGAGCTGATCTCACTCGGTACATCAAAGCAGCCAAGGATCTCGGAATCGAGTGCTGGGGTTGGGGAGCAGTGTATGCTTCCAACTGGTCCACCTGCGCAGATATGATCATCAAAGCATTTAAGAAACATCCTGAGCTAGATGGCCATGTGGTCGACGCTGAAGCAGGGATGAAGAGTGCTCCCGTTGCAGCTGAATCTATGATGAAAAAGGTCAGGAAGGAATTGCCAAATTTACCAATTGGATTATCCTCTTACCGGTTCCCAGAATCGCATCCGGAACTACCCTGGAAACAGTTCAGAGATTATTGTGATTTTGATATGCCTCAGGTGTATTGGGAGCAAGATTTTAGACCGGAAGCCGGGGAAATTCAGCTGGTGAGCTCGTATATCCAGTTTCAGAAATTGACTCCGATTTTGCCTTATTTTCCAACTGGTCCAGCTTATAAGGTTGGGGATTGGAAAACCACAGCGGAGCAGGTGAAAAGGTTCATTCTGAAGGCAAAAGCAATGGGTTTTGCCGGGTGTAATTTCTGGGTGTGGTTCCAGACTCAGAGAGATCTGCCAGAGGTATTTGAGCTGATTAAAAATAACCAGGTGTTTAAAGTGGATGAGGATCCTGAAGAACCTGCTCCAGAAATTCCGATTGTCTTTGAGGATTATATCCAGCTGAAAGTGATCAGCCGGGTGAGAATCAGGACTATGCCGAATACCTCTTTATTCTCGCGGGAAATTCGGATGCGAGAAGCCGGGGAGGTTGTGAATGCACTGGAGTTGAAGGTGAATAATGCTGGGAGTGTTTGGGTGAAGGACAAGGAAGGCTGGAGCGCGATTGTGCATGGGAATTATCAGTATATGGATTAATCGAACACTATCTTAAAAAGAAAATACGTTCTACAAATTTTAAGATTATTTAGCCTTATTTTCCTTGCATGTGTTATTTCAACGTGATACTATATTTTATGTGCCCCCGTCATCTAATGGATAAGATAATC